CAATCTAGAGGTCTTCGACCCGCCCGCGACACCGTGGGATATCCCGCCCGCGAGCATCTACGGCGAGTGCCGATACTACCGCCAGGTGCATTACGAATGCGACAGCCGGGATACATGCAGCAGGTCGCGCCACCGGGATCGTTGCCCCTCGGGCGCGACCTGCCCGATCCGGAGGCGGTGCCGGTGATGCTGGCATACGACGCTCTACGGGAAGAGTTGGCTGCCCTCGCAGCGTCCGGGCGCCCGGTGCCGACACAGGTGACGAAAACTACCCTTTCTGATTTTACTGGAGGATGCACGAATGACCCCTGACTTCACCATTGACCCAGAGTTCCGGGACTGGATTATCCCGCTAACCGCCGAAGAGTTTTCTCAGTTAAACCAGAACCTCATCGAGGACGGGTGCCGCGACCCGCTCGTCGTGTGGCGGCAGAACGGTGTGGCCGTGCTGGTCGATGGGCATCACCGCTATACGATCTGCAAGGCCAACAACATCCCGTTCCGCGTCGAGGAGCGACAGTTCTCCTCCCGCGAAGAGGCCAAGAACTGGATAATTTTGAACCAACTCGGGCGACGGAACATCTCCCCGGCACAGAGGGCATACCTGATCGGGAAGATCTACCGGGAGACGAAGAAAGCGCCAAGCGGGAGAGCAGATCGCGAATTTGGGGAGGAAACAATTTCCTCCCCAAAAACCGCTGAGCGCATCGCCGAGCAGTTCAATGTCTCAGACCGGACCGTCAAGAACGCCGAGAAGTTCGCCGACGCCGTCGACACGATCGCCAGCACATACGGCGACGAGGCAAAACAGAAGATCCTGAGCGGCGCGACGAAGCTTCCGCAGAAGGCGATCACGGAGACTGCGAAGCAGCTCTATACCAGCGAGACCCCGGAGTGGTATACCCCGGAGATTATCATCAAGTCTGTCCTCGAACTCTTCGGGGCGATCGACCTTGACCCGTGCAGCAACGGGAAGGGCGCCGACGCGAACGTGCCGGCGAAGGAGCACTATACTCGCGAAGACGACGGGCTCTCCAGGGCATGGCACGGCAAAGTCTACATGAACCCGCCATACGGTCGCGAGGTGGCGCAGTGGGTCGAGAAGGTCTCTGCCGAGTATCAGGCCGGCAACATATCTGAAGCAATCATCTTGATTGCCGCTCGGACGGATACGCGGTGGTTCAACTTGCTTGTCAATTACGGCGCGATGTGGTGCGCCGTCGAGGGGCGGCTCCTCTTCTCAACTCCTGGGATGAAGACCTCTAACTCGGCGCCGTTCCCGTCTGCGATCTTCTATCTCGGAGACCACGAGCAGGACTTTTATCACTGCTTCAAGCACCACGGCCCGATCTACCGGGCGATCGAGGAGGAGGAGATGATGCAGTATGACTGACGGCACCCGGGCAAACCAGACTGGTCAGCGGGCCGAGCGAGTAATCGCATGTATGCTTCGTGAGCGAGGATACTCGTTCGAGAGGCAGGCGTATCTCGGCAAGAGCATCTACAGCCACAAGTTGTACTGCGACTTCTTTGTTTCCAATATCCCCGAGTTTCCCGGCGGCCTCATCATCGAGTCAAAGTGGCAGGGGAGCGGGGGCTCCGCCGACGAGAAATTCCCCTATCTGGTCGAGAACGTCCGGCAGGTGTTTCCGTGCCCTGCTGTGATTGTCATTGCGGGAGGGGGGCACAAGCCCGGGGCAGTGGCCTGGCTGAAGGCACAAGTGGATGGCGAAAAAGTGTTCGCAGTCCTCAACCTCGAAGAATTCCTGTGCTGGATGAACAAGGGTCTATCGGACCCGGTATGTTCATCAGAGGGATACTGCACCGGGCTGGCGGTCTGAATGAGGTTCCTGTGGTTCACGGCCGGGTTCCTGCTCGGGGCCGTGGTGACGGCGCTCGGGCTGCTCTGGCTCGCGGCGATGGCGGTGGTCGCGTGACGCGGAAGTGGAACCTACCTCTGACCTACGCGCCGAAGATCGCCGGGGTCTGCGACGGCTCGATCCGGCAGACGATCCGGGTTGGGCGGAAGTTCAGCCCGGGCGATCTGGTGTCGTTCCACGGCTGGAGCGGTCGCCCGTATCGGTCGACATGGTCGTTCCGGACGCCGTATGCGACGCTGAAGGCTGTGATCCCGATCACGATCCTGCCCCGGGGCATCGCGACGCCCCACGAGTTCCGGCCGTGGTGCTTGCTCGATGAGATCGCACGGCTTGACGGCATCGAGCCGCCGACCGGGGAAGCGCTCTGCCGGGTGCTCTCGGGGATGCACAAGATCCCCGCCGACGGCATCGAGGCGCAGATTTTGAGGTGGTGAGTATGAGTGACAACGAACGGTGTCCGTGGTGCGGATCTCTCCTCCACAAGAACCAGATGGGGCGAGCGTGGTGCAGCGACAAGGTGAGCTGTAGATACACCCGCGCTGCAGACGGGAGCGAATACCGGTTCCAGCCCGCCAGATGCGACGGCGGGTATGTTGACCCGGGATCATGGGGTACGGAGGTGTATACTCCATGAGACGCGTGACCGACAACAATCTCACCGCCCCGGAGTGGTGCCTCGGGTGCCCCGATCCGATCTACGACGACCGGCGCGGGGAATGGGATTGGTACTGTCGGCAGCACTCGCCGACCGGCATCCGGTGTAGCAACGTCGCGGTGCTCCGAGACCGGTGCTGCCGCGTGCGGGATTATTTCGCCCGAAAGGAGGCGACACAGTGAAACACACAATTCTAAACGGCGATGTGATCACATGCCTGCGGTCGCTGCCGGACGCATGTGTGCAGTGCGTCGTGACGTCGCCGCCGTACTGGGGGCTCCGGGACTATGGTGTCGAAGGACAGATCGGCCTCGAACCGACCCCTGGAGAGCACGTTGAGAAGATGGTCGAGGTGTTCCGCGAGGTGCGACGGGTGCTCCGGGACGACGGTGTACTCTGGCTGAATTACGGGGATTGTTATGCTGGTAGCACGACCGGCGCAGACCGGCCCCCAGAACCAGGGCACACCCACGAAGACCGCGGGCGAGTGAAAACTGGTCGGGAGAACAAGCACCGCCGCCCGGATGCAGGACTCAAGCCGAAGGATCTCGTCGGGATGCCCTGGTGGATCGCCTTCGCCCTACAAGCGGACGGCTGGTATCTGCGATCCGACATCATCTGGTCGAAACCGAACCCGATGCCGGAGAGCGTGACCGACCGCCCGACGAAGAGCCACGAGTACGTGTTCCTGCTCACAAAGTCGTCGCGGTATTTCTACGATGCCGACGCGGTGCGGGAACCGTTCGAGAGCAATGACGTCACGTATCCGGCGATTAACACAGTCCAAGGGGTTTACCGGGTAAACAACGGCAAGAACAGGGGCGGGGGAGATGCCACACGAGGCCGTAACCGCCGCACCGTGTGGGAGATCGCGACGCAACCGACTCCTGAAGCACACTTCGCCACGTTCCCAGAGGCACTCGTGGAGCCCTGCGTCAAAGCAGGGACGAGCGAGCGCGGGTGCTGCCCGGAGTGCGGGGCACCGTGGCGGCGCTCCACCTCGTCACAATCGAGCGGTTCCGGGGATCACAGAGCTGTGCCAGGGCAGAACAAACCATTCACGATCCCCAGGGGAGATTACCTCCGATCAACAACTGGATGGGAACCCTCCTGCACCTGCACCGGGGATCCGGTGCCGTGCGTCGTGCTAGACCCCTTCGGCGGGTCCGGCACCGTTGCGAAGGTCGCCCGTGACCTCGGACGGTCGAGCGTCTCCTGCGAGCTCAATCCTGAGTATGTGAAGATCGCAAAGAAGCGCCTGCGGATCGGGGAGCAACTCGATTCCGGCGTCTGCGAGTATGTAGTGAAAAGTCTCCTGATGGAGGGGTAATTACGACTGACATAGTTCTCGCGGTGCCCGCGGAGGGCGCCGCATCATTCCAGCGAGCGAAGGAGGCAGTGAGCGAGGAGGTCGCGGCGCGGGTCCGGGAGTGGCCGAAGGTGACGCTGATCCTCGATGGCGTCGCGTATATCCCGCTCCGGACGGAGTGGATGCCGCCGAAGGTGCGCGAGACCGCGGATGGCATTCGAATACTCATCGACGGAGGACGAGCAGGTCAGTGGCCCCCGGAGGTCGCGGCGGCATGGCGCGAGCGGCGGTTTGCGCGGGTTTCGGGGCGTGTGGTTGGTGAGTTCTGGAAGGCGATTCAAGCATCTGCTCCTGCGGAAAAGGATCGCGTGCAGGAGTTCCGAGAGTATCTCAAAGAGTCGCTCGAAGTGGCGATGACTGAGGTGCTTCCGGAGGATTGGATTCAGCGAGTCTCCAACTACCCGCAGCCGCACGAACCAGGTCCGTGGGAGACCCCTCAGGGGTATCGGATGATGTGGGACGCCGAGGCGCAGAAGATCGTTTTCGAGCACCGCTATATCTACGAGAAACACCACGGGGCGATCCCCTCCGGATATGTCATCCATCATATCAACGGGATCAAGAATGACAACCGGATTGAGAATCTGAGGATGATAACTCCGAGCGAGCACATCAGGTTGCACGCAGAGTTAAGGAGATTATCGAGGGAGTATAATGAGGTTTCGGAGATTAGCCCCGTCAATGCGGGGGAGAAGGTCACGGGGGCCGCGGCAGCAAGCGCTCTCTCAGTGGGTCGTGATCCGTGTAAAGTGGCCCGGTGTGATCTAAATGGTGAACAGAGCGAAGCGCCCGCAGTGGCGCCGGAATGTGTGGCGGACGCCCATGTTCTCCCCCAGAATCCAGTGGCGGACCATAAAACCCCGGATAGCGCAGTTGAGGAGATCTACCCCGAGGGGGAGATGGATCAGGATGTTCCGGCAGCACGGATTCTAAGCATCCCGGCCGAGGCGATCGAGGCGATCGAGCCGATCTTCCCCGACGAGGTGATCGACCGGCTGACCCTCGACGCAGGAGGACTCGACGACCTCACGCGGACCATCAAGACTCTGGAGCACTACGGCGCTAAGTTCCCGCCGTGGTTCTGCGATCAGCCGATCGAGGCGGTCCGGGCAGGGCTCAAGGACGCGGCCCGGTCCGAGAGGGTTCTCCGGGCGTATGCCGCCGAACAGGATGGGGTCTGGAGGCAGCGGGACGCTCTGGTCGCACAGTGGGCAATCGATGTCGGCGTGCCTCTCCCGGACCCTGAACCAGCGATCGGGCTGGAATTCCCCTGCACCGACGACGGCAACGGGGATCGGCTCGTCGCGCAGTACCGGGACTCGATCCGGTATTGCAAGACGTTCGACGCCTGGTTTATCTGGTCCGGCTCGCGGTGGGAGCGCGACGAGACCTGCCGGATGCTCGCATTAGCCAAGCGGGTCGCCCGGACGATCCATCTTGAGGCATCCGCGACCACAGACGACCGGCGCGAGAAAGTCGGGAAATGGGCCCTCACGTCAGGGATGCTCTCGCGACTCAAGGCCATGATCGCCTGCGCTGCCCCGGCCGTCGCAGTGACACCTGATGAGTTCGACGCGCACCCGACGCTGCTCAACTGCCGGAACGGGACGCTCGAGCTCGATACGCTGACGTTCCGGGAGGCTCGCCGCGAGGATCTGCTCACGAAGCAGGCCGGGGTTGCCTACGATCCGGAGGCGACGTGCCCTACGTGGCTCGCGCACCTGGATCTGGTGTTCGGCGGGGACGCGGCGTATATTCGCGGTTTTCAGGAGCTCTGTGGGTATTCGCTCCTGCAGGACAACCCCGAGCAGATCATGGCGATCCTCTACGGCATGGGGAAGAATGGGAAAAGCGTGACGATCGGGGCGCTGGCGCGAGTATGGGGCGATTACGCCGTCAATATCGCCGCTGAGTCGCTGATGGTGAAGCGGAGCGAGGGGCCGCGGTCTGACCTTGCCCGGCTGTGCGGGGCGCGGCTCGTCACGGCGTCGGAAGGCGAGAGTGGCGCGTATCTCGCGGAGAGCGTGGTCAAGCAGTTGACCGGCGACGACGCGATCACCGTCCGGCGGCTCTATGAAAACGAGTTCCAGTTCCGGCCGGGCGCGAAGGTCTTCCTGGCGACGAACCACGAGCCCCGGATCAGGGGGACTGATGAGGGGATCTGGCGGCGGTTGTGGCTGTTGCCGTTCGTCGTCACGAT